AACGAGAAGAAGCGGTCAAACGAGTTCCTGCCCAAGGTCTTGTTCGCACAGGCTGATATGACCAAGCCGTTCGAGGAGCAGGATTCGCGGTACCTGAAGATTGTGTTTGGGGACGAGCCGGCGACGACGCCGTACCTTGCGGAGTTCAAGGGGATCCAGGAATGGGATTTGGTAGCGTGCCAGTTTGCGATGCATTATGCGTGTGCGTCGGAGGAGATGTTTCGGACGTTCGTGGGAAATCTGAAGCACTGCAAGACTATCTTCTTCGGCACAGTTCTGGACGGGCAGGCGGTGTATTCGCTCCTGATGGGTAAGGAGAGGCACACGTTCCGGTCGAACGGCAAGACGCTGGCGGAGATCACAAAGAAGTACGAGGATGCAGGGGCGTGGAAGGACGAGTTCGGGCAGCAGATTGATGTTCTCCTGGAGTCGACTGTCAAGCCTTCGCCAGAGTACCTCGTGCCGTTCGATACGGTGACGCGGATCATGGGAGAGGAGGGACTGGAGTTGATTGATTCAAAGTCGTTCAAGGACGTGTACACGACGCAGAACCAGATTGTCCTGGATAAGGCGGAGCAGGAGTTCAGTTTCCTGTACCGTACATTCGCGTTCAAGCGGGTGGAGAAGCCGAAGCCGAAGGAGCCCGAGCCTGAGTCCGAAGCCGAGGCTGAAGTCGAAGCCGAAGCCGAAGCCGAAGCCGAAGTCGAGAAGGAGGAACCCGAAGTGGCGGAGGGCGACAAGAAGGAGCCTGTGGCAGGAGAAGGCGAGAAGAAGGAGCCCGTGCGTCGGAAGCGGGTGGTGAAGGCTAAGGACGTTGTACCTCTTCCAGAGATCGTGTTCTTCTTCTCGAAGGAGCCCGAGAACAAGGAACTATCAAATTTCTACGAGACGGAGTTTGAGCTGGATGGAGTGAAGTACAAATCGGCAGAGCACGCGTACCAGGGCATCAAGGCCAAGACGTTCGGAGATGATGAGGCGTTTGAGAAGATCCTGAAGGCCAAGTCTGCCCAGTCTGCGAAGGCAGCGGGGAAGAAGGTGAAAGAGTACAAGGAGGAAACATGGAAAGAGAAGAAGGACGAGGTGATGAAGACGGTTCTGCGGGCCAAGTTCACGCAGAACTTAGATCTGCGTAAGAAGTTGCTGGATACGGAGGACAAGCGGCTGGCAAATGCCGATTCGCGGGACAAGTACTGGGGTATTGGAACGTCGGCGAATACGACGATGGCGAAGGATCCCAAGAAGTGGAAGGGCGAGAACAAGCTGGGGGCGATGCTGGAAGAACTGAGGGCACAGATCAAGGCGGAGTAAAACGAATTTATACTCAGTCTTTTTCATTTGAGAGCAGCTAACTGACCACAAATGGAAAAGTATATTTACTCGCAACCCATACCTGCTACGAATCCTCTCAACACATCTATGCATCATGCGATCATTCTCAAGGGCAACAAGGTGCTGGCATCAGCGTTCAATAAGGTCGGATCCCGGTCCAGGGGGTGTGGATACTGGGAAAAGACGATCCACGCAGAAGTCAATGTCGTGAAGAGCCTGGGCGATTTCTCACTACTTAGGGGTGCAACGCTCATTGTCGTGCGTCACGGGGTCGATGGAACGCTCAAGTCTTCTAAGCCGTGCCAGAACTGTCGGAACTTCCTACAGAAGTGTATGGACGAATACGGTCTTCGCAAGGTTATTTACTCTTAGAAATACGCTTGTAGTACTCCTCATACGATTCCTCCTTCGGAACAGGGGCATTGCTGAGAACGGGAGCAACCCAGCGATTGGCCAGCCGCGTTCCTACCTCCTTTGTTGCCTGATCTTCCGTCAGTTCTCCCTTCTCAATCCGCCGCTTCTGGTTGAGCATGTAGAAAAACGTAGCGTCCAGACCGTCCTCTGCGTGCTTCTCGAAGATCGAGGGGTAATTGAAATGGAGGGTCTGGTTTTCCTCCACCAGCTTTTTCATGTACTCGTCCTTGTTCGTGTTTTTCAAGGCCTTCCACTTCTTCTTGCTGTCGTCCATATTGCGGACTAGGCTCTGGATCTCGGTAGCCTGGTAATCTTTATCGTCCATTACACCTTTTCTATTCTAACCTGTAAATAATACGTATATGTCGACGCAAACTGTTCAATCCGACGGAACAATTATTCCTGTCCCAGAAGTACCGTCGCAGCCCGGCCCGATTCCACAGGCGGTGGAGGGGTCGCACATAACTGCGGCTGCAACGACGGTAAACGACAACACGGTAGACCAGGCGAAAGCAATCAACGTTCTCGGAGGAAAGATTGGTGGCCGTCGTAGTCGTAGCCGGCGGCGGAGAGGACGCCAGACTCGGAAGCGGGTAGCAAACCTGCGGAGGGTCCAGCGGATGATATTGATGCGTGGAGGCGATGTAGAAGTCAAGAACGTTCCTTCGATGCCGAGTGCAGGGGGAGTAGACCCTAAAGCGACGTTTGCGGGAATTCTGTCGGTACAGCACCAGCTGGCGGCCGACAAGCAGTTTGATGGACTGGGAGACGCGTCTCCGAAACTCATGCCTCCACCGGGAGGCGGGGGTCGGCGATTGAAAAAGAAGAAGACGCTAAAACACAAGAAGAATGGCACTCGGGCTAAGCACGGATCTCTACGCAAACGTCGGGGGGCTTCTCGCCGCACTCATCGTATTCGTTATAGTCACTGGTAGTTACTTCATGTTCGCCCAAAAAACGATGATTCGGTCTGATTACTTTATTATGTTATTCATTCTGGCCCTGGCACTTGTAGCCTTTCTGGTCGTGAAGACGTATTACTCCCTTGAATTCAACACGAAAGTGACGGTGTAGACTTGCTGTACGCGTCAAAGTGCGGCTCAAGAATCTTTACGAACTCTGTACAATCCTCGTGGGACTTTAGAGCGGTCAAGTTGATCTTTCCGGTGCGGAAGATACATGCGGTCCACCTCTGTGGGAACACAACCTTGACACACGGAGAGACATCTGGCTCGAACTCGGCCTGGATGCCTCTCTCTTGGAAATACCGCTGAAGAGCCACTCGGGAAATACTGAGGGTATTCGTGAACGAAGTGGAGTAGTTCATGAGGAGAACACGGCGTTCAATATGCTCGTCCCAACTGCCCTCTTTCACGCACGACGGAGGGATCTTTTCACGCAGGACGCGGAGAGATGAAATCTCGTACCCTGGATCGAGAATGCCTGTCATGTGAAACACGCCGTTGTGGAAGATCTTGACAGTGATCTCCTTGTCTGGAAGCTTACCGTCTCCATTGTTCATAAGAACTACAGTTACTGAATTGTGTCCGAATCCAGACGTAGTCACTGCCTTTGGATTCCGACGCTTAATACGATCCCGCTTCGACTCGCCTCGACGCAGGATCCCTCGCTTCTCAATTTTGATGATTTCGCTATCAATAGGCGTGTTACGGAGCATGTCGTCAGTATCAAGCTTCATCTTGTACGAGTGAAGTACAACCATCGTGGACAATCTTGGAGTCACTAGCATCTTCTTTGTTCTTACTACCCACCACTACCACCTTTGCAGTTCCGTTTTTCCATGAATAAGGGATCAGGAGGGGATTGCTTGTAGTGAATGCAACGGTGCACTCCCGAAAAACACGGCGGCAGGCGGCTTCGTGAGGTGGCGAAAGCATCTGGAGGGGGTCTAGAAACCCAAGGTACATTGAGCACCCGGGGTGGTGGGTATAAATAGTGGTCATGGTCTCGGCGAGTTCGGCGGTTCGTGTCTTCGATACGTCAATGTATCCGGATGGAAGAGATGAACGTGCCAGGCGATCGCAGGCTGCTAGATCAAGTCCAGCATACACCCACAGCATGTATCTATCTATTATTACTATACTCCTCAATGAAGCGTAAACAAGTAGCGAGCCTGCTGAATGTCTCCTAGGATTTCGTCCCGGATATTCAGGAGATCAGTGTCATCCTTCGAGAGCTGTTTCGGCAGGCTTTTGGTGAGCCACTGAATCGCCTCCTTCATCAGTTGAGGAGCCCGCTTGTCGTTGACATCGTAGACCTGCAGCTTACCCGTAGATGCAGTCATCTTGGGGCGACCGTAGCGACCCATATACGCTTCGGTGAACTTGTCAATGTTGGCATCAAGGCTTGTCACAAGGTCATCGGTCGCCTTGTGACGGCCAAACGACATGGTCTGCCAATGGTATAGCTTCACCTGGTTCCGGAGAATGAGTAAGACGTGAAGTATTTCTGCGGACATCTGGTTATTATACATAATCGCGACTTAATTAGATTAGTAAATCGTGGTCAGGTCGCAATGTCCAGAATTGTTGGGAAGGGTATAGTTCTGGGCAGCAATGACAGCCTTGTTGCTATTCCGCAGCAGGCCAAAGTGAACACGCTGGGAATAAGGAGACACCACATGGTACGCCGGACGGAACTTGGGCTCAGCACACTCGACGGCCTTGGGGAACGTCACATTATCGTTGAGCAGGGTTGAGCATCCGGCAGACTGGTACTCCTGGCGTGGCTGGTAGTTGAAATAGGAGGCAGAATAAGCATTACCTGCTGCACGAGCGATCATGTTGGCGGACGTATTGTTGGGGACGGTGCCGCCGCCCTTCATCACAGGGTTGGGTTCGCGAGACACAATGCCGTTCATTCCAAGTTTGAAGAGAGGATCGGAATCGCGGGACGCGAGCTTGCGGACGCGGGCAGTGAACTCTGAGCTGTTCTGGAGGTTTACAGTGTTCACGGGAGGAGCGTTCAGGGCCTGTTCAATGGCCTTCTTGCGGAGAGCCAAATACTCGTTAGACGAAAAAGAACGGCGAGCCTGGAAGGTCGCCAAGCCGGAAGAAGTATTGGCGTGCGGCCAAGGAGTGGGAGACGATACAGACATTATATTCATTCTAGAAAAGTTCTACGTGCGTAAGCATGTGACGACGACAACATTCGCGTGTCAGACCGAGTTCGTCCATCGCTCGACCCTCGGCAGTCTTGAGGGTCGTCTTTGTGAGATACGGAATTGTTGTATCGGTACGCCCGTCCTTCTTCTTGCCCTCCTCTACGAGCCTAACGTACTCAAGCCACTTTCCTGCCAGAATTCCGCCGCACGTCACACACCGCATATCAATCGGCATATTGGTCTATAGTCTTGTCTTCCATTCCCATATTTATTGTTCCGTTTTAACAAAGATGCTGGCCACACCGCGAGACATACAAGCATCGGTTGCCATCATTGCAGTCTACGCATTCACCGCACTGATTGGAATCCCCAAATCTATCCTTGACGCCTTCCTTACACAGCCGATATTTACTCGGATCGTATGGCTGGCGGCGATCTGTGGTCTGCTGTTCACGAAGCACTACCTCACGGCGGTTCTAGTGGTTGTTCTGGGGCTGCGTATTTCGTTCGAGAGCACCTCGAGCTACCTGTTTTCGACGCAGGGTACACTGGCAGAGTACGCCGCCATCCAGAAGAACGATCCTCGCTTTGACGCTGCGTCAGAGGTAGATATCAAGATGGCGAACGAGACGCTATCATACGATCCCGCACGGTGGGTTGACCCCGGCAGGCCCGTGGTCCCGCTTCTCCTGTTTCCCCCTACATCGCAGCAGCTCTCACTGATCGGGAACAACGGCAAGTGAGGATGGGGCGGGAGGAGGAGGATGAGAAATGGGGTTCTTCAGCGGATTATGAGGAAGATGCCGTTTATAATGGGTTAGAACGGGCGAGGATGGTTGTTCCGACACCTGTCGAACCATTCCGGGCGGAGGCTTTGTCGACATATTCACGTGTATGTGGTCCAACTCTCCAACGATCTCAGGTTTTTCTAGGGTGACGTTAGATTCGACCTTTTTGTTGAATCGGCGTATGATGTTTGAGTGAATTACGGGACACGATTCTTCCAGCCGATCCTGTTCTACCCGAATGACTTTTAGGAACTCTTGGGCGTTCGTACGCTGATCGCGTCGCAGGGCAAGTTCATTGGAAATCACGCGGTACAGTTTTCCGTAGGCTATGGCGGCAATGCGATGACCCTCGGATGATTGGGGGGCTTTAATGAGTTGATTGACAGAGGTTAGAACTCCCGTGGCAATGGTGGTGATTCCAACTACAATTGTAACGTAAGTTTGTGCTAGGGGGTTCAGCTGGGTAAGTCCAATAGTTGTTGCCCCGGCCAGGGCGGTCAGGGTGACACTGGGGACCGAAAGCCAAAAATTCCAGCGGTCGTAGTAGACTTGTGATTGGGTGTGCATCCATCGCATACAATTTGCCTTGTCTCCGATAGATGCTAGGAGAGTTTCATGAGCACTATTCCAGCTATTCGCGATATCGCTGGACGATTCCGAAGTATCTTCCAGCTTTTTGAGCGACTCTTCCATATCTCCTGTTATTACCATGCGAGTTCAAGTTCCGAGACGCTCCAGTATTCCGAGGACCCGTCTGGCAGGTGGCGACGCATGATGAAGGGGAGCTTGCGTTCCAGAACTTCCCGCTCAGCAATCTTCCAGAAGAAACGCGGATCGTCGCGATTGAATTCTTGGACGGGAACGAGGGGGGGTGCACCGTCATACAGTTGCTGGGTCCGCATGGACAGAAGGGCGGTGTACTCGTACTTGCTGAAATAGGGGAGGGTTGTCCGGGGAGACTCCTGTGCCTTCACAATATCAGCACGGTGAATGAAGTCTGCCATGCTGTTGTATTGTTATTGTTCATAACAGTTTCTTTGTAATTCGTTTTTCGCAGATGAAAATACGCTTTACGTGGACGAAGCCGAGATTTTACAAATACCGTATGACACTCGTTGACAAGCTTGAAAACATTATAAATGTCGAGGTAGAGCACGCAGAAAAGAAGGGGTACCAGACGGGGTACCTCCGAGGAGTGTACTTGACTATGACACTAACGATGATCGCGAACTTCTTCTTACTTTCGCCGCTTCTGAACGTCAAGTTTGGGACCCTTTACACAACGAACTTTACGCAGTGTCTTACCGTGCGGCCAGAGCAGGCGTGTAGTGCATACTGCAATAGCCCCACTTTCCTTCGTTGATCCCTTGCGGGCTTTAATCGTCTTGCGAACAGATTTGATACACCGGCAAAACTTAGCCGCACGAGTAGAGACCATTATACTAGACTGCCAAACATTTCAAACTGACATAGTATATTATTTAGCTATAGCATGATATCTTACACGGAAAACCACTTGTTTTGTGGTTTTGGGTCAACTATACCGCTAACGCTATAGTGAAGTTTCAACCCAGTAATGTTTTTATTGGCTATGCTATCATATCTTACACGAAAAACCACTTGTTTTGTTGTAAGCTCATGTATAGAAACCTGACAAAACCCCGGGTGGGGTGATAGAGGTGTAATATACACTGATACATGTGGACTAATTTTGTATGTATTATCAAATGATATGGGAATATCTAGGTAAAAATTTGGGCGGATATCTAGTAAGAATTCGCCATTCCCATTCCCACCGTCCAATCTCACAAATTCCCAAGGTTTAGACTCCAAACACTTCCTTATTTCAATCGTTAATGCGAATGGAGGTACGCCTTTTTCCATCCAATATTCTTCAAACTTTTCAGGGTCTATAGGAATCGCTGCCCCTGTACGAGCCGTATCTTTCCCTTGAGTCTTCAAGTATGCTGTAAGTTCTGGGGTCGGATTTAATAAAGCGTAATGATAGAGAGGTATCTTGTTGGTAGCGTCCCAACAACTTACAGAAAACCTGAACGTATCTAATTCATCCAGCTCATATTCGCCGAATTCTTGAGACGATGTGCAATAATGTACATCACCTTTTGATTGTGTAGAACCTTGAATTTTTGTTTGAAATTGTTTTAATTCTGCAACATCGTTTTCAAGGACCGCAATAGTTCGTTTGAAACGTTCCATCTTATATTTGCATACGCATGACACCTTTAAATACCTGGATCTAAACCAGGAAAAACGGATAGAGAGTTCTCTACCTGTTTTTCCGAGCATACAACGAAATGAACGGTTCTGTCGCATCTATCGTCCAGAGCCATACCACTCTTTCCCAGGCCCAGCTGTATGCCATGCAGCACATGAACATGTACAATATCATCGAGGGCCTGCGTGATGCGATTGGGTATCCTGAAACTGATCGCAAGATCCCGCTGTTTGAGTATTACCGCACTGATGTAGACACGGAGTCGCCCCGTCTACGTCAGCGTCTACCGAACGGTGTTCCGCTGGATCTGACATTCAACAACGGTCTGTTCGCCCTGCTTCGTAAGATGTTTGATATCGAGGGTCGGATCGTGGAGGTCTACGATCGTCGCAAGCTAAATCGTAGTGATGGCGAGCTGAACAAGCATGTCCGCCAAGTAGTTCTACTCGTCCGCGGGCGGGGGCGGGGGTGGGGGCGGGAGCGGCGGTTGTAGAGATGACGATTTCATGAATGGGTTATGAGTCGTCTGGGTGGGAAGAGGGTTGAAGGTTGTGCGTGAGGAGTTGAATTTAGGTATTTTTTGGTTGCTGATCGGAGGGATGGTAAAGGTTCGTGGCCGAGTAATCATTGTTTGAGGAGTCTGCTGCTCTTCCTGGAAGTAGGGCGGGGGGACATCGATGGTTGTGTGTGCAACTGGGAACAGTGGAGGCGAGGCAATGCGGCGTGGGCGGTTCGCCATGTGATAAGCAACAAGAAGAGTCCCTATGACACCGATGAGAGCACCCCCAGTTGCGGCACCTACAATAATTCCAATATTGTTCGAAGCGGCGGCGGCGGCGTTAGCAGATACAAGTTGGGGGTTGTTGGAAGGAGTGTTTGTCACCGATTGAGTTGCTGTTTGAGACAGGGAGGTTGAGACCGAGGGAATAAGTCCAGGAGTGTTTGTATTACTAAAGCTTTGAGTAAGGCTGGGGGTGGCAGTGAGACTTCCAGTGAAACTTGGGGTATTGGATGCGGTTGACGAGCGGGACGCGGTCATGGTATTTGTGAACGTATTCGACGCAGACGAACCCGCAGTAGCACTACCGGTGACCGTAGGTGAAACAGTGGCGGCGGCACGAGAACGAGTGCGAGTAGCAGTAACCGTAGGGGAAACAGTAGCCCCAGCACGGGAGCGAGTAGCAGTGACCGTAGGTGAAACAGTAGCCCCAGCACGGGAGCGAGTAGCAGTGACCGTAGGGGAAACAGTGGCCCCAGCACGGGAGCGAGTAGCAGTTGCCGTTGGGGTAAATAAGGCACCAGCACGGGAACGAGTAGCGGTTACCGTGGCAGAAACAGGACCGGCCGGACGGGAACGAGTGACGGTGGCCGAAACAGAAAGGCCAGCGGGACGGGAACGAGTGACGGTGGCCGAAACAGAAAGGCCAGCGGGACGGGAGCGAGTGGGAGTGGGCGTGGGCGTGGGCGAAATAGACGCACCACCAGCAGCAGGGGCACGGGAACGAGTAGCGGTTTGTGTTACACTAGAACTGATGATATCCGATGGGATGCCAATCTGTGCCCACCCTGACGAAACTGCCAACGCGAAAAAAAACAGGTTCCTGATCATCTTATACCTGTATTATACTTACCACCTGTAATTTCTTTCTATTAACGGCGTGAGGCCTGCTTCCACGACGTTCCGCACGATGTACACTGGTACATCCAGATTAAATCTACCTTACTGAGTTTCACAGCCACAACTTCCGATGATGGGCACCCCTGGGCAGGGCACTTTACGGTGTTTAGGCGGGGGAGTGTGGGGTCGTCTTTTAGGTAAGGATTCATGACTAGTTGCGTCGCCTTGTCCTCCTTCAGGTTGTGCTCGTAGACCATAGGGTTCGCGTGGGTAATTGATTCGACGTAGGGGCATTTGCGGCACTTGAAGCCTACACCCTCCGCATTCTCTTCGAGGGCGTACAGGAAGTTTTCACAGTCCGGGCAGAACTTCATTCTTGTGCTTCTTATACTGTAATCCGTAATTCTATTCGTTTTGTTCTCAGCAGAACAGATCCGTGCGTTCAAAATGGAACCCCCGCCGCAATATTCTCTGAGGACTACACACACCCAACGAAAATGTCGTCAACGGGTGGTCTGCTCAATTTCTTGGAGAAGAAGAAGGTGACGGGTGCAGGGGGAATAATTACCCACCAGACTATGCCTCCGAATGCCTCCAAGTACTTCATCGGTGACGATGACCTCCAGGAGTTCTATGAGCTCTACCATGAATATGTTCATGTCTGGAACGACAAGCTTCCTCTGGTAGAAGCACCCTACCCGGCTCTAGGTCCCTGCAGGGTTGATCTAGACTTCCTGTATGAGGGCGATACTCCTGGCCCAAATCTTCATACCCGCAATCAAATTGTCAAGTTCAGTATCGAGTATATCAAAGCATTAAAAACCTTCCTGGATTCGCCAGATCCGGTTGAGGTCTACATCATGGAGAAGAAGCTGACGACGAAGAAGGAAAAGGGTCTGGCGGGAGGGGTCCATATCATGGTTCCGGCGATGCGGACGAACAAGTACATTGAGATCGCAGTGCGTGATATCATGCTGACGAAGATGTCCATGTTCGACGAGCTGCCGCTAAAGGAGAAGGAGTGGTCAAAGGTGTACGACAAGGCTGTGGCCCAGCGTTCGAGCGGTCTGGTCATGTACGGTGCCGCCAAACCCGGTGGCCTGCCGTACCTCATTACGTATCGTGTCATGGTGACCGGCGACGAGGCAGTGGTGGACGATACACCGGTTCCGTTCACTGTCGATCTTCTCCGGAAGCTGGATATTCGCGAGCGTGATCCCACGAAGGAGACACCGATGACGGAGGAGGGTAAGAAGCAGTATGGCAGTCTTCCCGAGACGAGCACTGAGAATGTGCGTATCTCTGGAGGTCGTGCAATTGCACCCGGTCGTGGCCGGCCAGTTGAGCGTCGTCTCCCAGGATCTCGCGAGTCGTCCCCGAACAACGTGGTGATCCGTCCTCTGTCGCAGGAGGAGATCCATAATATCCGCGAACACGTGGCAAATCTCGCCGATCACCGTGCCAACGATTACAACGAGTGGATTGAGGTGGGTATGTGTCTCAAGAACATTCACCCTGATCTCTACGATGAGTTCGAGGAGTTCAGTCGCCGGTCTCAGCAGTTCAATGTCCGCGAGTGCATTGCAAAGTGGAACTCGTTCGGATTCCGTAACCACGGCCAGAAAATTGGAATGGGATCCATGTTCTTCTGGTCCAAGACGGATAATTTCGAGGAGTACAAGAAGATCGAGGAGCGGAATGTTCTCCGCAAGATTGATGCGTCCAAGGGCGGTGCAGAGTATGATGTGGCTGCTGTCGTACACTCCAAGTTCCGGGACGAGTACAAGTGCGTGAACTTCGGAAAGAACGTCTGGTACCGCTATGTTGGCCACGTGTGGATTGAGCTGGATAAGGGTGTTCAGCTCCAGCAGGAGCTGTCGGTCACAATCTGGAAGATGTACATTCAGCGTGCGGGATACTACGGGCAGAAGCTGGTTGATGGCGAGGCGTGCCAGGCCAAGGATCCGAACGCGTGCGGGTGCTCGTACTGTACCGACATGATCATGCAACAGCAACTGTTCAAGGTTGCGACACAGCTGAAGAAGACGGCGTTCAAGGCGAACGTCATGCGAGAGTGCCAGGAGCTGTTCCTGGATGAGCAGTTCGCGAAGAAGCTTGACGAGAACCGCTCGCTTCTGGCGTGTGCGAACGGCGTGTTTGATATGGACAAGTGTGAGTTCCGCGACGGTCGGCCCGAGGATTGCGTCTCCTTCTCTACGAATATCGAGTACGACCCGAATCGTTCCCACAAGGACTTCCGGGAGTGGAAGGAGATTGAGGATTTCCTCCGGAAGATCTTCCCGATTGATCGTGTGAGGCATTACCAGATCAAGCATCTGGCTCGGTGTCTGAACGGTCTGGGCATTCAGCAGTTCCATACGTGGACGGGTGTGGGCTCCAACGGCAAGTCTATGCTGATCTGTCTGATGGAGTCGTCTCTGGGGGATTATGCGTGCAAGGTCCCGATCTCGCTGCTCACACAGGCTCGTAGCAAGTCGGGTGCCCCTTCTCCAGAGGTTGTGCGTCTGAAGGGTCGGCGGTTTGTGACAATGCAGGAGCCCGACGAATCTGTCCCGCTAAATACGGGTCTCATGAAGGAGTACAGCTCCTCTGAGAAGCTTATTACTCGCGATCTGTATGCTGGGTCCAAGGCGATGGTAGAGTTTGAGCTCCAGGCGAAGCTGCATCTGGCGTGCAACGACAAGCCGAAGATCAATACGAACGATAACGGCACGTGGCGGCGTTTAGTGGTGATCAACTTCATCTCCAAGTTCGTTACTGAGCCGAACGGTCCGAACCAGTTCAAGATGGATATGTCGATTGAGCGGAAGGTGAAGTCGGAGGAGTGGGGCAAGTGTTTCCTGTCGTATCTCATTCATACGTACAAGGCACACGCCCACGAGGAGCTGAACCCGCCTGCGGAGGTTCTGGAGTATACCAACGAGTACCGCGAGGAGAACAATGCGATTATGCGGTTCATCAACGAGTATACTCGCGTACCGGAAGAGGGCGAGGAGGTGCTTCCTGTGCGGAAGCCGACTCTCACGGACAAGTTCAAGCAGTGGTGGGAGACAAATCGTGGTACTCGGGACTGGAGTATCCAAGGCATGCTCAAGGAGATTGAGACGAAGTATGGCAAGTATACGTACGGTGGCTGGACGACGTTCCAGATCCGCAACGATGTGGATTAAACGTCTACCGGCGGCGGTGGCGGCGACCAGCCTTGCGGGTCTGCATGGGAGCGAACGACATCTTCGGCTCCTCACCTCCACGCCGACGGTGACGGCGACCGGCCTTCACGCTCTTGCGACGGCGACCACCGAGTCCGAGCTTGCGGAGAGTCTTCTTCACGAGTCCGGAGATAACGTTCGACATTTTTGGTTTATTTAACGGCGAGAATGCTTTTTAACGCGACGGGTACGACGACCCTTACCCTTACGGACCTGGGTAGGAGGGAACTCGGCCTTGGTTCCCTGGCTCATATACCTGATATCTGCGTCCGAGAACTTAACACCTTCCGCTGGCGTAAGCCCGCCCTTCTTAGAACGACGGGTGCGGCGACCGGCCTTCTTCGACGTCTTGCGTCCGCGACGACGACGGCCTCCAGGCTGGACGGACGACTGCTCGGCAACCGCAGCAGGGGCGGGGGCGGGGGCCGGAGCCGGGGCGGCAGTGGATCCCGTTCCGAAGAAGTCGGGAAGCTTCGGCAGGCTGAACGAAGGGAACCAAGATCCCGACTTCTTTTCAGGGACGGCCGTGTAGGCAGTAGAAGGATTCTGCGAAGCCATGATATATTACATTCAAACGAGAAAAGATAAGAGTGTAGAGTAATGGATACTCGTGCCTGGGGCCCGAGTGGGTGGCAGATGTTACATCTGATTGCCCATTACGAAGGCGATAAAGCGAAGTACTTTTTCCCGAATCTGAAAGATATCTTACCCTGCAAGTTCTGCCGCGAGAGCACTGCAAGGTTCCTCGATGAAATGCCCCCGAAATCTCCCGCCGATAGGTGGCTCTATGACTTCCACAACCGCGTCAACAAGAAACTGCGGGACCAGTGCAAGGAAGACCCCCGCGTCATTTGCCCACCACCCGATCCGCCGTTTGAGAAGGTGAAGGAGCACTACGACGCACTCCTGGAAAAAGAACCGGATGCACCGCCAGGCATGGATTTTCTCTTTTGCATCGCCTACAATTACACTTCGGAGAAGGAGGGTATTTACCGCCACTTCTTTGAGATGCTTGCGAGACACTACCCCTACGACTCCCTCCGCAAGATCTTTCAGGGACACACCTTCCACTACGGCAACAAGCGGGCAGTCATGAAGAGCGTGTACACCCTCATGAAAAAATTGACAGAGGCGACTGGATCCGAAAAGATCCTGCCCTCGTTTGCGGGAGTGTATCAGCGGTACGGATACTATGCGAGTTCCTGTAATCGGGGAAAGACGTGCCGTAATGGCAAGAGGAAACGGGATCACCGCAAGACCTATAAGGTTACGCATGCCCGTCTCATTCACTGACCCTGACCCTGACGATCAGTAACAATACCATCAAAGCTCCAAGCTTCATAGTGGCTCTTGTATCCCTTGTTCACAACAAGCTCGCCGATCTCTTCATATCGTCCATCTTCAAACATCATTTCTACATCGTCCGCAGCTTCCCACCCCTCCTCCCGAATGAGGTGGTGCATCAGATGCCAAATACCATATAGTGATGCATCTTCAATGACCTTGCGGGTATGATTGACGAGAACGTAACGCCAGCCCATTCTGTTTTGTTGGTATGCTAACAAAAAGCAGCGGACTACAACCGATCCGTTTTACACGTCTTTCTAAACCACGCCCGAGCTTTGGCGGTCCGTTTCGCCTTTCGAACTAGATCGGCATCGGTGGTATAATGTGTCTTGCCGCACGTCAGCATACTGGCGGCACGAGCGTATCCCCACTGTTGCTGCGTCGCCCCCGGACGGTGCCCCGTTCGCCACGCCGCCATTCCACGGTTATACGATGCCCGCACGATTGGGAGAGGGACACCGGTAGATTTGGAGTAAGCCTGGAGACCGTGGGCTCCCGGGAACTTCTTCTTCCATTCACGAACATACTTGGATGTGCGGGTCTTGACTCCCTGATCGGTCTTGAAGGGGCGGTATGCCCGCGGATCTTTCCACGACATTCCACGACGACGAGTGGCGGTGCTTTTACGTTGTTTGTTCTGTTTTCGGGTTAGGCCGCTGAAATAACGAGCGGGCCAATACATTATCACTATCCAGTGGAAAATATATACTTCACCGCCTACGAGTTCCCTTCTGTTGCTTCTGCTTCTTGCGACGCACAAGCTTACGCCTGGTCTTACGACCACCAAGATACCCCACAATCTTCTTCTGTACACCGGTTGGAACATCGGGACCGGCCCGCCTGTTACTCACAACTGTCTCCGCCAATCCCTTGCGACCAATAGCCTGTTCCTTTTTACGAAGGAATTCTGCGACCTCCAAAAACCCCTTTCTTTCTGCTCCTTGACGTGCCGTCACTCCACCAACATTTTTTGCAAAGATGTTAGCACCGCGATCAACAAGTTCTTTCACGACATTGAGTTTTCCCCTCCAGCTAGCCATCTGCAAACTATTCCACCCGTAAAAATTATCGGCAGCTTCGATGTTGGCACCGCGATCCAGGAGCTCTTTTACGATGTCAAGATTTCCTTCCATGCTGGCCATTATCAAACTTGTTTGCCCTGTATTCCCACCTGCCGCATCAACATTGGCACCACGGTCGAGGAGTAAGCGTACGACGTCCAGATGACCGTAGACGCATGCGATTTGCAAGCTCGTAAGCCCCCTGTAATCTTTTACCTCAATGTTTGTCCCCAAATCCAGATACTTTCGCACATTGGCGATGTCTCCATACCTTGCCGCTCGGAATAGATTCTGTTCGCTCAAGTTCATTACTATTTTGTTTTATTTTTTACTTACTCGGGTTTCATCTTCTCTAGGGCGTGCCTGCACGCATTCTGTTCTGCCTGTTTCTTGGTTGTGGAATTCCCCATTCCAAGAATCTCGCCTTCGGGCTTGCACACGGCCATCGTGAACCCTGCTGCCCCGTCCGGGATCATCTTGTAGATGGGAGTAAATCCCATCTTCTGCTGACAGAACTTCTGCATCCGGTCCTTGTAGTTATCGTCCTCGCGAAGCATCAGGGGAATATCCAGATGCGTCTCGATCATATTTATCACAAAATCATTGACCATCTGAAAGTTCATGCCCGAATCAATCCAGAGAGCCGCAATAAAGGCTTCGAGAACATCCCCGAGTTTCTCGATGTTTTGACGGCCGTGTTCCGGCTTCATTTCCTCGACGTGCTTGGACACCACAAAGAACTTGTCGAGACGGAGCTTGTCCCGTGCTAGCGTTCCGAGGGTCTTGTTCCGGACAATGAGTTTGCGGGTATTGGTCAGAAACCCCGGGGCCTCGCCAGGGAACCGTTCACAAAGGTAGTTGGCCACCACGGCACCCAAGATGGAATCGCCCCGGAATTCCAGTTGCTCATACGATTCGTCCTGGAGGTCCATCACGCCAGGGGGACAGGGGCCAAGAACAGAGGGTTCGCCGGTCAGTGTGGTGTACTCCGATCGACGGACGTAGGTGGAATGGATCATAGCCTTCTGGAAGATCGCGAGGTTCTTTACCTTGTATCCTGGAATGCAGAGGATGCGGTTTACATCGTCTGCAGTCAAGGGGCAGTTCTTGAGGTTGTAGGGAAAGTATTCAATCACGGCGGCCATTCGGTAGTTTGTATATATAGGGCGGGTATACGAAAATCTGTTACACGGATTTCTTCTCTTTTCTACAATCATAGCAACGCTGGCGAAACTTATCCTGTCCCTCCCCGCCATTCGGCGGCGTCTCGACCTCTGGACATCGTGCCTGCCATCCATTCGTCCACACTATGCCGTGAAGTGTAATAATCTAGAGGGAGTACTGGGGGAACTCCACCGGGGAGGGGCAGGGTTTGATTGTGCTTCGGCGGATGAAGTCCATCGTGTTCTCAAAATAGGAGCCAAGCCAAGCGACACAATTTATGCAAACCCATGTAAGTCGCGTGACGAAATGTTCAAAGTCAAGCAACACGCGATTCCGTACATGACCTTCGACAGCAAGATGGAAGGAATCAAGATCAAAGAGGATCAACCTGAAACCAAACCGATTCTTCGTATTTTCGTCGACGATAAGGGAGGTGCCCGCATTCCTCTGAACAGCAAGTTCGGATTTCACCTCAAGAATGTGCACGAACTCTGTGATCGTGAGCCCCAGTTTCATACTTATGGTCTCGCCTTCCACGTGGGAAGCGACTGCACGTCTCTGGCCGCTTACCAGTCGGCAATGGAAACCGTCAAGGGATTCCTTGATGTGTTCAGGCACTCTCCGGCCGCATTTACTCCTGAACTCCTGGATATTGGCGGAGGGTTCTCGGGATCGGCCGCAAATGATGAGTTCTTCCGGCACCAGCTGGCACCCTATATCCGCGAACAGGTGAAGACCCTGCCGTTCAAGCGTGTCATTGCCGAGCCTGGGCGATTCTTTGCCGAGGAGAGTTGCACGCTCCATGTCCCGGTTATCGGCAAGAAACGGTTGCCCAACGGTAAACAATGTATAACGGTCAACGAATCCGTGTATGGCCTGTTCTCCGGGGTCTTATTCGATGGCTTCAAACCCACCTTTAACTGCATCACACGCAAGCCCTGGGCGAGTTGTGAGCAGTTCACGATCTTTGGGAGGACGTGCGATTCAGCGGACAAGATCGCAGAAGATGTGTGGTTGCCGAACGATATCGACGATTCAGACATCTTGGAAATCAAAAACATTGGGGCCTATTCTTGGGTGACAGCCTCGACTTTCAATGGGTTTCCACTACCGCCAGTGGAGGTTATACCAGGGTCTTCTTCGTGAGCCGGCGGGGCAGGGGCTTCTTGCCTCCACGCTTCTTGGCAAAGTAGTGGGCAAGCGTCAGGGCAGATCCAGCAACGATCGCATCGTCGACAAGGCCCGCACCTCCACGCTTCACAGTCCGGCGGCGACGGGCACCCATCGCGGTCTTGCGTCCGTACTTATCCGCAGCATACGACGTACCCACAGCAAATAGGGCATCATCGACCATACCCACACCACCACGCCGGTGTGTCCGGCGGCGGCGTCCACCCATCGCGGCCTTGCGTCCGTACTTATCCGCAGCATACGACGTGCCCACAGCAAAGAGGGCATCGTCAACCATACCCACACCACCCTTCCTGGTGTGGCGGTGACGACGACGGCCGCCACCGGTGCATCCGCATCCACCGCCGGCAGTCGCGGCAGGGTAGGGTCCATTAGGGGCAGTATCTGTAGCGAACTTCTCCATTCTATCTATTATTACTTACCCCCCCTTTTTTGTACGACGATCGGGTGGCTCATTATTTCTTCTTCTGACAACCCAAGAATATCGTGGTACTTTGGCTGAATCCAGCGAGACAGGGCACTTAACGCAAGGTGGAACGTCAGAGTGTCCACATCTGTATTGTTCGCAATACGATCTCCCTCTGCATCCCACCGCTTCCAGAACCGGCTCACAATAGGTCGAAACAACGCTTCGATGATACCAGGATACGAGTCTGTCTGTTCACGCACGATCAAATTACAAAAAGGACACCGGTCGGCATACAGCTGACAGTGTGGAATATGACGCGAATGACTGCTCATAAGATCATTCATTCGTGAGGCTGTAAATCTCCGCACAGAACTCGGCGAAGTGGAGTGTTTTGTACTTCTTATAATCCGCTCGCAGTAAGTCCATTTTACGAAGGGCCTCCTCTAGTTCTAGAAATAGACCACGCAGTTCCTCCTCATGCGTTCCCGTGCGAACCCAGTCGCCCACCCTCTCCATCAGTACCTCCTTCGCCGTCATTGTTATCTACTGCCATCAAACGCTTAAACGCAAACTCCTTCGAGACCATATCCTGCTTCTTACGCTCCACAATCCAGCGAAACAGGTCAGAGATAGGACCGGTGTAACTGCTAAGGAGGTCCTTGAGCTCCTTCTGCGACAGGGACCACGGCTTGCTCCACGTCTCGGGACGCTGGATCTTGATGTACGATCCATCATCCTGAATCTCGAGCTTGTGGAGGTTCTGGAAATTGCCACGACGCAGGATATCGCTCATCTCGTTCTCCACGAACTTCTTGTCCTCGCGGAGCTTGTAGACCTTGGCATTGAGCTCCTTCAGTTCATCATCGAGATTGCGGTACTTACGCACGGCACGGACAAGGTCACGCTGATCCATCCTGGGTATGCCCTTTCCTAGCTGTATAGTTTCTTATCCGTTTTGAATAATGGACCCACGGGAAGTGGAGAAGCTGCGGCTAGCTTACAATAAGGAACACCCTCGTGAAAAACCAGTCAAGGCAGGGGATGATATGTGGCAGGAAATCACTCGGCGGATGAAGGATGCGTGCAAGGCAGGAACCCCGGAATGTATTGTCCACGCTCTGGTCAAGAAACCCGTGGCACCAGACAGCTGGGCGTCCAGCGGAACTGAGTGGCTATCGTCCGACGATATTGACGTATCGCAGAAGGAATACATGAAACTGATCCCTGATTACTACTACACGGGTTCGGTCCCTATTGATTTCGATCTTCACAGCGAAACGGGTAAGTGTCTAGTATCTTCCCTATGCAGCATGAAGATTTCCGAACTTCACAAGAAAGGGTACCGCCGTGTAGGTATTGTGTTTAATACTGACCCCAGCGACGGACCGGGGGAGCACTGGATCGCGGCATTCTGCGATTTCCGCGACCATTTGAAACATCCGCGGATGACGTATTTTGACTCATATGCCCAGAAACCCGAGAAGGAGGTAGCCCGTCTGATGCAGAGGTGGAAGGAACAGTTAGACGATTTGAAGAAGTTCCCGGAGCCTACCGTTCTCTCGTACAACTCCCTGCGACACCAGTACAAGGACGCCCAGTGCGGAATGTACTGCATATACTTCCTCCACTGCTGCCTGTTTGAAGTCCCGATGGACGAACAGGTTCCAGATGACGTAGTGATGATGATGCGTCCCCTGTTTTTCAAATATAAACAACATCGTAGTAAGAAATAATATGGACACCACTCAGTTATTATGGGTTATTGTATGCATTTCGGTTGCATTCCTCGGTGTAGGACTGGCAATTGGAGCCTACGTTCGTATGAGCAACATCCCCCCTCCTGACGCATCGGTCACTCAGGCTCTCACAGTATACTCTGAACTCACAAAGGCCGAGCCACTGGGGTGCCCGAACAAGAATACGCTGGGAGACTACTATGTGTCCAGCAGCGGGTACACTATCATTCCCGGAAACACTATCAACACTTACATTGTGACCGACGCCATCACCAAGGTTGTCAAGGGCGGTGCTCGTGTGATTGAGTTGGATGTCTACGCCGTCGACAAGAAGCCGGTTGTCGGTCTGGCCGACGCCAACACTCTGAAGATGACCACGTACAACACTCTCTCCTTCGAAGACTGCTGCGTAACCATCGCCAATTCTGCGTTCAACAGTGCGGTGACACCGGGGTATAACAATCCCTTCATTCTGTCGTTGGTATTCCACACGTCCGACAATGCTATACTCACCCAGTGTGCCGACACGATGAAGAACACCCTCCGTAAAAATATGCTGAACTCCGAATACTCTTACCAACGCAAGAACTTGGGAGTTGAGCCTATTTGTAATCTGATGGGCAAGCTCGTCATCGTGAGCGGAGAAAACATCAAAGGCAATGGAATGGATGAGCTGGTGAATATGTCCTGGGTCTCATCGCAGTTAAGGCGTATGACGTACACTCAGGCATCGCAGACGTTCGATCACGAAGAGCTTATCGAATTCAACAAGCGTAATATTACGCTTGTGGTTCCCGACATGAAAACAAGTGCGATTACCAACGGAAACGCGGAAATATGTTTTTCGTACGGATGTCAGTGGGTCGCTATGTGCTGGGGCAGCCTGGACAACGCTATGGAACTCTATACTGGAACGTTCTCGGACAGCTCGTTTGGAATCAAGCCCGACCCGCTGCGTTACAAGCCCACGACGTACCCCGACCCGAAGCCCCAGAGTGCTGACGTCTCATTCCAGCCGAAGCAGATCAAGTCGCCAATGTACGATTACACAATAAAGTCTAACTAAGGAAACAAATAGACATGGAAGGTGGACGCTCTGCATGGTTAAAAGCAGTTATGGCTGCAAAGAAGCCGGGTATGTCGCTGGGGGATGCCATGAAGGCAGCAAAGAAGACTTACAAGAAGGGCGGCACGCTGATGGGACAGATGGGACCGATGGGTGGTCGTCGTCGCTCTACCCGCAAGGGTAAGGGCAAGATGATGGGAGGAACCGCGTACGGATTCACGGGCGGCCCGTACACTGGCTCCGATCTCCCTGATGGAATGTCGCGTTGGCCGGCGTTGTCTGATGCCACGTGGCAGGGCCCGTCTGAGCTCAAGGGCGGACGCCGTCGCCGTTCTCGTCGTGGAGGTGCGTTTGCTCCTTCCACGGACGGCAAGCCCGCTGAGCTGCCGTACGCCGAGCCGTCTGTCGCCCCCGACACGGCCGTGGGTGTCAACGGAACGTTCGATAAGAGCGGGTCTGAGCCTGTCGGGTTTGGCGGACGCCGCCGCCGGCAGACGAAGAAGGGAGGCCGTCACCGCCGGGGACACTGCGGAGGCAATCAGACTGTAGGATCGGCGATGGTGTACGGTGCTGCCTCCAGCGAGGCCGCGGCCGCTGCTCGCCAGGCCGCCGCTGACCGCAACGGATACGTTTAAAGTGCCTTGAACATGTCGTAGACGTCGTTCTCAATCCTGAACCTATCAAACTTCCTGGCCAAACCTGTATAACATGCCAGGAACCCCCACTCGTGTGAAAAGGTGGGGACATACACTGTATCAAAGACTGGTTCGGTATGAAACAGTTGCTTCATGAGACGTTTACACTCTTTGATGAACACCCAGTTCGGGTGATTCTCAGACAGTGACACTGGGCCCACATGTGCGGAGATGATACCATTGGGGTTCAGGATCCCCGGGAGTTGTTCCAAGATATCAAAGTATAGAGTTTCCATCGTATCCCCGTCGGGATCGGGGAGATCGATAATGATACCGTCATACCGATTCTCAGTCGATTTTACAAACTTTAGTGCGTCTTCGGAGATGTACGTTGTCCGAGGATTCAGAAGAGACTCGCAGTTCTCCGGAAGGTTCGTCATCGCGAAGCTGACGAACTGGCGGTCCCAGTCGACTATTGTAATGCTTGAAGTGTACGGGGATTTGTATAGGTTTCGAGCCGCCATCCCGTCCCCTCCCCCCAGAATCAGAATGTTCCGGCACTGAGTGAAGAGCGGTTGTGTCAGCAGATAATGATACCTGTGCTCGTCCAGCGTCGAATACTGGACTTCCTCGTCCATGATCAGCATTTTCCCGTGGTACCGTGTCTTGACATACTGCACGTGGCTGTAGGGTGTCGAAAAGTCGTGCAAAACCTTGACCACGTCGTAGGTCACTGTCTGTCCGTACTGGCTCTTTTCGGACATCAAAGCAATTCTTCCAGACAAACGGAAAGTTGCTCGTTTTTATTCACTGATCGGGATGTTAGTAAGTGCCTTCCACGAAACAGGGAAATGTGGCTCAAGAAGACTGACGATCGCACGAGCGTACGACTGGATCTCCCGCTGTGCACCCGGATCGGTACGGAGGAGAATGAGACGAGAGTAAGCTGCGAGAGATCCCGTTTCCACAAATTCCGTATACATTCCCTGGGGCAGAACACACCGAGCGATCTCGGGAGCTACATTGTGATCAAGAAGGTGTTGGTAAAAATTCACCATACCGTCACAGTGTTCCTTGATTTCCGCAGACAGAACGATGGAACCTTCTACCGGCGTATCCTGACTTCCCTGCTTGACCTTGGGATCGCGGGCACGCAGGTCTTCAGGGGACGGAATCCACGTCTCGGGTGTGAAGTCGACATACCGGCGGGACACCTCGTTACGGGCGAACCCGATTTGGTGACGGAACCATTCGCGAGCCACAAAGATCGGCATCTTGATCCGCAGTCGAATCTGAGGGTGGAAAAAAGGACTGTTGTGATTATGTTTCGCAAGATAGTTCACCAACTTCTTGTCGTTTGCGGAGAATTCGTGCGACTCCTTTGCAAACGATACACGTGCCGCATTCACGACCGTTAGATCACTACCAAAAACTTCGAGGACCTGAATACTGCCAATCCCATCGGAGGCTGTCCAGGACATTTGTTTATACATACTTGTTATTCGTAATTACCACATGGAGATATCCTCGATCTTGCACTCCGAGTCTCCGCCCGCATACGCCGCATCAACCTTCTGCTTGATCTGATCACCGTAGTCCACGAACGCCTCGTCCGTGCCCTCAGGTAGGCGGGTCTCATCCAGCAGAATGTCCACGAACCCCGTGCCGCAAGGGGGCTTCTGACCGAACATGATGTTGGCTGACACACCCTTCATGGGATCGAACTCGGCGGATACGGCAGCATTGAACAGAATCTTGGACGTCTCCTCGAACGACGACTTGGCAAGGACACCGTTGTCGTGCATGTACATTCCGAAACGGTTGACTGAGACTAGACGGCCCTGGTACGTCATGGCGTCCATGAGCACGCTCATATGATGGTAATTGGTGTACGCCTCGGCAAACACCTCGGCGAACTCGTCCAGTAGAGCCTGGCGGGCAGCTTCGACTCCGAGAACATCGTATACTTCGTGTATATGGTTGCTGAATGTACGGGTGGGATCGACATTGTCGCGGCCCAGGAGCTCATACAGGTTGGCACCCTCGACATCCAGGATGTGCTGCTTCTTGGACACGTACGAATTTGCCTTCTCATCCCACACCAGCTCGCGATTCACCTCGCGAGGGATCACGCGACCGACACCGTCGATTCCGGTGATCACAACATCGAGAACCCGCTCCTCGAGGAAACGCAGGGACAGGAGATTCTTCACTACATCGTCGGGGAAGACGATACGCATGACGAGCTTGGTGGAGTTGGCGTCGGAGTAGACGCACTGGAGGATGTGGAGACCCGCCTGGCCGAGCTTGTCCTGAATCGCTACCGGGTCAAGGACGTTGCGTGCAGCCATCTCCGTCTCATCGAACTCGAGCCGCATGATCCACTTGGACGCACAGTCGACCGGATTGGCAGTGGAGAATTGCTGGAACCGCTGGAGGATTTCGCGATCCTCCGCTACAACGGTGTCCGTTGTGAGCGGGAAGGGGTCGTAGTACATACGCACGGACTTGGTAATGTCGCGGACCGTGGTCTTCTGGAGCTCGCGGGCTACCATGATCGCCCGATCCAGACTGTCACCGTCGGCGGGCGTGAGGTAGACGAAATTCAGGGGCTTCTTGGGGCTCTTGGAAATACCCAGGAGTTCCTGGATACGGGGGACACCCGCCGTCGCACCGGCCTTGACTGTGCCGGCAGAGTGAAACGTGTTCAGCGTGAGCTGCGTCGTAGGCTCACCGACCGACTGGGCGGCCAGGGCACCTACCATCTCGCCGGAATGCACCTGGCTCTTGATATACTTGTACCGTACTTCCCTGATGACCTCGTCGAAGATGGCCTTGGTGAAGCGGTGCTCGAGGATGCAGCGGCGGGGAGCAAGGTAGAAGCGGAGGAGGCAGTGGAACACGCGATTGGGAGCCATCCAGGGCTCCTTCATCAACTTGGTGAGTTCGTCAATAATGTACTGCGGGGTCAAGTCTGTCTTGGTAGAATAGGGATTGTAGTACTTCTCAATCACACGCTTGAGATGGACGGGAGAGAGCACGGAATCCTTCTTGAGGTACAGGAACACCTCCTTCACCAGCATATCGCGGTCTTTGACAAGCTCCTCGACCAGATCGGGAGTCTCGGTGACTGTCTCGGTGAGGAACGGCTGGAGCTCTTCGACCGAGAGACCGAACATCCGGTAAATATCCTCGAGCGTCATCAGGCCAAGATTGATGGGTTGGGACTCCACCTGCGTAGAATCCACACCGTCCTCGCCGTAGCGGTACTGGATAATCATACCGCCGTTGTTGCGAACTGTGCCGTCGTGCTCGACCCGCATATCCTCCATCGTCTTCATCATACGACGCTGGATGTATCCAGTGTCTGACGTCTTGACGGCCGTGTCAATGAGACCCTCACGACCGCCCATGGCGTGGAAGAAGTACTCGGCGGGGCGGAGACCCTGGACGAACGAGGACTCCACAAATCCGCGGGACTCAATGCCGTCATCAAACTTGGTGAAGTGGGGAAGCGAGCGATCCTGGAGAGTGTACTGTATACGCTTGCCATCCACGATCTGTTGACCTAGGACTGCGATCATCTGCGTGATGTTCAGGCCAGACCCCTTGGCACCCGACTCGACCATCTGAACCAGGCGGTTGGTGGGAGGCAGGGTATCTGTGACCTGCTTCGTGATCTGAGCCGAAATGTCCTTGAGAGCATTACTGATCTGGTTCTCCAGCTCTTCGCCGTCTGCACGGCCGCTATTATTGAAGAACTTGCCGGCATGGACATCGGTCAGGATCTCCTGTACCCGCTTGCGGCCCTCGGCAAGAACCTTGGCCACGAACTCCGTGGTCTCCTTGTTCGACTCGAGATCCGATGCCCCAGTCGAGAAACCAGTATAGAGGTTGAACTTGGTGACAATGGCTTGGACCTCGTTGATGAACTGGCCGCACCGCTGATGACCGAAATCGTTGAACAGCACATGGAGCACACCTTCGGATGTAGTGTTGAACGCTCCCTTCTTCAGCAGACCCTTGATGAGCTGGCCGTCCTTGATAGTGACACGACCATTGAAGTTCATGAGTGGGAATGCCGCAGAAATGAGTTCCTGGCCAGTATGCGGCTCGTTCGTACGCTTGAACGAGGACATCGGACGACGGAGTTTGGCCATGATGTTCATGGAAATGTGTTCGGGGACACGCACCGCGGGGTTGGAGATACGGTACGAGCCGGTGAGCGTATCCTGAACCATCTGAATGATCGGGGCGTTCTCGCGGGGGCTGACGATGAGACGCAGGACAGAAGCCAACTGCTGGAGCTCGGTCTCAGCTGCCACGGATTGGGGGAGGTGGAGATTCATCTCGTCGCCGTCAAAGTCGGCGTTGTACGGCTTGGTGGCCGAAACATTCAGGCGGAACGTGGATCCAGGCAGGACCTTGACGCGGTGGCACTCCATCGACCCCTTGTGAAGCGAGGGCTGACGATTGAACAAGACATAGTCGCCATCGATCATGTGGCGGTGGACGACATCGCCTTCATGGAGATCGATCATGTCGGGGTTCACGTACTTGAGGGACATCATCCGCTTCTCCTCCTTGAGAAACACAGACTTGGCACCGGGGTACTTCACACCGTTCTTGACGTACATCATCAGGCGGTCGCGGTTGTAGGGGGTCACAATCTCGGGCTTGGTGAGGTTAGATGCAATCTCTTCGGGAACACCCAATTCGTCCACGTCAATGTTGGCGTCGGGGGTAATGACTGAGCGGGCGGAGAAGTCGACACGCTTGCCCATCAAATTGCCACGCACGCGGCCGGTCTTGGCACCGAGACGGGACTTGAGAGTCTTGAGGGGTCGGCCAGAACGCTGGGCGGCGGGGGCCATGCCCTTGATATCATTGTCCACATAGGTTGCTACATCGTACTCCAGCAATTCAGTGTGCTTCTGGACGTACTCGCGGGACTGTCCGGCAGTAATGAGTTCGCGGAGCTTCTGGTTGCTGCGAACGATGTTGATGAGGACATGGGACAGATCGTCGTCCATCCGCTGATTGTCCTCCATCACAACCGGGGGACGCACGGTGAGGGGAGGAACCGCCAGGACCGTGCACACCATCCACGCAGGGTGGGAGTACTTGGGATCAAACCCGAGAATCTTGACGGTGTTGTCCGTCATACGCTGGAAGCAGCGAAGAACCATCTCGGACTGGAGGGGAACCAGGGTCTCCTCATCCTTTCCCGCAAGCTTGCCTTGGAGGGTACAGACCGTACCCTGAATCTTCTCGACTTTCTTGATCATCTGGGTGCCACAGGTGGAACAGGAGGGGGACACGGCCTTGGACTTCTTGCCGATGAAGTCTACCGACCGACTGCGGATATCGGCGAGACGTTCCATGCCCTTCAGTTCGGAGTTGAGGTACACATCCTCGGAGAATCCGTCCTGTCCAGAGATGTAGAGGCTGGAGCAGTTGACGCAGACGCAGTTGAGGGCCTTGATGGTGAAGTCGAGGAACTGGTAGAGGTAGACTGGGCGAGCGAGCGTGATGTGGCCGAAATGGCCCTGGCACTGTAGATTCGTGTGCTTGCAAGTGGGGCAGACCTTGCCGCTCTCGATGACACCGAGCCGGGCATCAAACACGCCACCGGGAACTGGATTGTTGGACTGGTGAGTCTTGTCGGTAATAACTTCCACCACCGACCGCCGGAGGATCTCTTCCGGAGAAGTGATCCCAAACTGAACGCCTACAACGGACATTGTATTCTTATTAGACTATCCCGTAATATCTTTTACGATCCGTTCTCACCGAATGTTTCTGGGTTATGAATAACGATGTCTCAAGGTAGTAAAACACCGCCTCCTCCTGCCAATATAAGCCAGGCACCCACTGCATCTTTGCCCGACGCTTCACAAATTTTTGGAACGCCCGATCGTTCGTCTGTCGCTTCTTCTAATAGATCTCCTGTCTCTGCTGTCGCTGCGTTGTTTCCAGGCTCTGCTTCTGCTTCACTTCCTAGATCTGGAGATGTTTCTGATAGCGGTTCTACTTCTGGCAACCCCCCTCCTCCCGCAGCCGCTGCGGCCGCAGCCCCTGCACCTCCCGATTATGATCGTTTGTTCGGTATAATCATAGATGCTCTTGGAGGAAGGGGGCAAGTTGGTGAAAACATTGTGACTGACGCGGGTATTTTAGATTCAAAACACGAACAGTCTAAGGTTGGGCTTTTACAGATTGGTGGAGATCCACGCAACCCGCCTCTAACGGACGATCAATACGGGGCAGAAATGCGGGATTATTATGCAAGTATTGTCCGCCAAAACTATGATGATGTTGTAAACACATTTTCAGCATTCAAGCACGCATTGGATACGCTAAACGTGGAGCGAGACCGTGATACCGACAAGGGCAGAATTGTTTACTACGAACTCCCAACACCTCCTACCCAGTGTGAACGAGCAGGTAGCAGGGAACAGGACAAACCACTCTGTTGGTTGTGCGGGTGCCCCACTGGTCTTAAAAATGACCAGAGCGTCGCAATGAGGAAAGTAGAACATAGCCGAGCGGAATGTGAACACGTTCTACCAGCTCCGTTGATGTGCCTTCTCGAAATTCTCTACAATAAAAACATCCCCGAGACCAGTTTAACCCCAACACAAATAGAGCTACGGAAACTGTGCTACGACAATAGCTGTCATCTATGCAACTGGCAGAAATCAGATGCTATGTTTATTCAAAGGCAGAACGTTGACGGGGTGTTTGAGCTATTCAAGCCAAACCCAATGATTATTATTACAGAACTATTGAACTACTTTATGACACTTGCAGGTACAAAGGCATCGGACACAGATCCCGTGTTCTGGAGGGGCCCACTCGCCCCTGAGATTCGCACTTATGGAAGTATCGTGAGAGTTGGGCTGCAGGATGCTGCTCCTCCCGCTCAGAGCAGTCTTTATCCGAATCTTATTCGTGCAAGTTTAGTTGGGTTACCAGGAGCAGTGTATTATGGATCGCCCAACCCCATCCGGCAGGAAACAAATGAAGCAATCGCTCAAAGTGCGACAGATGCAACGGGGCGGAATGATTCAGATGTTGCCCTGGAGGCTTTTGGAGGAAATATAGATGCAAGGAGGGCTCTTGAGTCTATAAGTTCTGACATTTCTGCCTATTACAACACATACAAAACCCCACCACGCGGAGCAGCAGCTGCACCGGCATTGGAAAACGCAGTCGCGGGGAGGACATGGACAACGTCTGGAAACCTGGATGTCAGAACGAAAGGTCTTATGACGGTAAATAAGCGAGCTGCGGTCAATTGGATAATTCGTAGATTTTGTAGTGTCTTCAATTACGTTAACAGAATATGCGAAATACTAAATACAGAAGACGGAAAACGTCTTTGGGACGAAAAGAAGGCAGCAATAGGAGGTTTAACGGTTTCTCCGATGACATGGCTCAGACGTTTAAGTAACGATAACAACGGACCAAGGGTGTATGCCGCATGGCAACAGAAGATGGAAGCAAGGCGACTCATGTCCGGTAAAAAACGACCCCGTACTGAAGGCGGTTTCCGCTTTACCATTCGTCGTCGCTCGGAGACCCGACAGACGAAGAAGAATCGTAGGATGAGGAAGCCAAGGGTGATTGAAGTCAACGTTTAAGGCTGACGAGCGGCCCAGCACAGCTTGAAGAGGTCAGTTTCCAGCCGGAGATTTTCCTGTCCCAGCGTATCTTCCAGGAACTGGATGAGAGCCCCGTACTCCCTCCCCTCCTGTTCCAAGAAAACCCGGGGTTCACGGATCTTGCGGGTGTCCATCCAGTAGAGCATACGCTCCACCATACGGTAGTACACGAGCCGATCCGAGAAATTGTCAGGCTGATTTTGGCGGGTGTACGACTCCAGGAGCAGCATCGGTGTCTGGGTCTGCATTCTTAGCCCTTATTGTATTGGGAGTGAGAAGAGGAACCTGGAGCGTTGACGTAGTGGGCTCTACGTATATCGACGTATGCTCCACCTGCCCGCAGATATCCGGGACATCAAAGTTCGGGATCTTGCCGAATTTCTCCATACACTTCGTCCGTATATCTTTCGGGATCATGTAGTTTGTGGCCGAGACCGTAGTGATATCCTGCTTAATGTATTTCAGGAACGTCGAGCAGTCCTTGCGGCCGCTAGGTGGCACTGCCAGCTGTTCCTCTAATTTGCGGGAGACGTTGCTCCATTGGACACTGGCCTGCTTGAAATTATTGGCCATCGTTATCCAGTCGAACTTGTCCTCCAACATACTGATGATACTGATGGCGATAGAGACACATCCTAGAATCGTGGACGGAGGAACAGCGGTATCGGATAACTGTGCTGTTCCCACAATCAAGTTGGCAACTCCGCTCAGAGCAATGGAAATATTGACAGTAATGGACATGGCTGTTGAACGCACAGAGTATCGCGAATATGCTTCAGTGTTCATCCACTCAAACGATTTGGCTTGATCGCACCAATTTGCTAGCATGTGGTCAATAGATGGAGTCCATTGGAGACCGGTTGACGTATCGGGCTCTTCTTTGGTCTCAGACATTACTTAGTTTACATACGCCCCTTTTTTCCACCCTGGGGGCAAAGTTGCTTCTTCGGACTTTGTGCGGGTGGATAGCGGTCGGCCAGTCCATTCCGTATGGCGAGTCACGTGTGACAGGCGGAGATACTCGAAAAAGATGAAGATCAGAAGAATCAGGATCAGAGTCGCAACAAACAGCGTCTTCATTGTTTATCAAACCGATTTAAAACGCAATTACACCTACCGTATCGGTGTGCCGTTGTGGTTGAATGGTGTAAGAGAAACCCTGTCCACAGAACTGCCTGGCTGGCGACAACATACTTGAAGGTCAGATTGTATACATTCATTTGATTTATGATAAGTGATTTAAATGCCCCACCCTCAGTCATATGCGGATAAGCGGGGATATCAAAGCCTGGTTAATGAGCGAGTCTTAAGATCTCGTGGAGGAATCCTCAGGGGTTCAAATCCCCTTCCCCGCAAATAACACCTGTAGTTCAGTGGTAGAATGCGACCCTTCCACGCCTCGCGAAGGAGCGAAGCGACGTAAGGTTGTGACCCGGGTTCGGTTCCCGGCGGGTGTAACTCTTTTTTTTGAAATCTGGATAGGTTCCAAAAAAACGAATTGTGGTAATTTTCTGGGAGGGTATATCAATATCAATGCCGCACATCTACATTCTCGAGCTTGTGGACGGCCACTACTTCATCGGGCGATGCGAGGATTCCGAAGATATTAATGAAAAAATTGACGACCATCTTCTGGGAAAGACTAAGGATCCGCACACTGACCAGTACCCTGTGAAGCGGGTAGACAAGATTATCAGGAATGTGACCCCCGAGGGCGAGATCCAGTGTTACATGCAGTATCTCCAGATGTACGGTCATTTAAATATCCACACGGACCTCAACTGTTACCGGTGCGGACGTCCGGGACATTACAAGAAGATCTGTCGCACGCGGTGGCACCGGAACGACTTTGAGATTGAGGACGACGTTGACGTTTAATCTCGGATAGACATAATACGAATGGAAGTTGATTCTGCAGTGCAAACATGGAGCCCCGGAACCCCGCCTCGTAAACGTGCTCGCCCAGATCCCTCGTCTCCTCCGTACTCGCCAGCGTACCCGGTGAAGGATCTTGATGCGGCCGATGCCGTGCGTCATGCGGCCGAGGCCACGGGACTGGAAGAAGGGTGGTCGGCGGCAACTGTTGAGCGTGAGAAGAAGGCCGCACTGCAGAAGCAGACGAAGAAGGCCGGGAGGGGGCGTCGCCGGCGGGGAAAGAAGAGTCGCAAGGCGGGACGCCGGACCCGCCGTCGGCACTGAAGAAGTAGGGGCGAACTCACAAAAACGAATCACTCATCGCTTAGAACCTATTTAGAGACTAAGCGATTAGTAGAAGCATAACAACAACAGCAATGATGGCAGATAAGATCCGAGCGTTCCTGGAATCCAAGGCGAAGTCTTCTTCTCGTAAGTACGTGTCTCAGCGTGAGCGGTATGAGAAGGCAGGTGCAGTCCCCGAGGTCATGGCATTTATCAATCTGGGCGGAGGTGCGGCGTTTGGAACCATGTGCGAGCAGTACGCACGCCATGAATTCCCGATTCTTCAGAAACGCAAGACTGGAAAGGGCCAGACAGGCCACGATCATCTCTGCGTTCTTTCTGATGGTACGCAGAAGATGGGTGAGCAGAAGTCGGGCGGCCTGTACGCCCACGGCGATTTCATGTGGGACCACATCGAGCCCAAGCACCCCTGGGACTTTCTAATCCTGTGTGGAGTGGAATATCGCGAAATCAAGTTCTGGGCGGTTAGTAAGCCCGACGTCCTCAAGATGATGGAGGACGGAAAGATCACGAAGCACGGCAACAAGGCCGAAGATAGTTATGAGGGCTGGTGGTGCTGGTACTCCAAGATCAAGGACCATCTCACGGAAATCACGTCCAACGACGACATGGTACGTTTCCTTGAACTTAAGTAAATAATGGGATCCAGCCAATCGAATACGTCATGGTGCTGGAGTCCCAGGAAACGGTGCCCGGAACACACTCCATTCGCCAAGAGGAAGACTTACGAAGAGCTCGTGGAAGAGGAAGCCAACAGGAAATGGTGGGCGGAAAATCGGTGGATGTTTGTGGAAGGCCACGATCCCAATATTTTGGGCATTGGAGATTGCGATACGTCAGACAATCCCAACTCCACCAAAACGGATAAGCTCAGACCCGGAGTTTTTCAGTAGCATACCAGCCGAGTAAATACCAACCGCCAAAGATGAGTACTACCACTACCACCAAGGTTATTGATGATCTGATGCTGAATGTTATGGGGCTTGATGGGTTCAGCCGTATGGAGTATGAGGAAATGTACCCAGAGCTCCTCTCTCCCCTCAAGACCCACCGCCCCCTGGAGCTCACTGACGAACAAGTCGATGAGAGGGGCGAGGCGTACTGGACCTACCCTCTCCGCCTCAAGTATTATGAGGAGAAGTGCTATGCTGAATTTGTGAAGTGGAATCGCAAGTGTTTGGAGGGGCTGAGTAATACTGAACTGAACCATCTTGTGTGGATTACCGATAAGATGATAAACTACTCCCTGAAACTCATGGACGAGGATGCAGGTGCATGGTTCGATGCGTGTGCCTTCTTCTTCGATGAGGAGAAGAACCTCGTGATCACGAACCCCCGCTAATAACTAACTATGTCAAAACGGATCCAGTTTAACCCAGTCTTTTTCAGTGGCATAGAACCAAGATGCCTTATTACCGTCGCACCAACAATTGGATGTGGTCTAAGCCATGCACTTGCTGCAAGCAGTTTGAGATTGATCAGGCGAAGAAGCTGGAGACTCGTGCGAAGCGGGTGGTGAGGCGGGCGGCTAGTCCTCAGAACCCGCCACCCGAGACGATTCAGGTGACGACGGTTCCAGTATACTCCAATCTGGAGACGGTCATTGCCCGTCATATGAACTCGTATTACGGAACTGGATACTCCCAGGCACCCCCCGCCCACGATCTGTATGGGTGCCAGCTCACTGAGGGCAGCTACAATCCCTGGAGCACCACCCGGAATTGGGAGGAGTAAGTGTTTAAAACGGATCCGCCTAAACCCAGTCTTTTTCAGTCTCAAAAATGGGGTTCGATTGGTATGTATCCTTCGGTGCCGGTATCAACTACGGCACTGGACTTCCGTGGATCACGATGACAACTCCTATCCCTCCCGAACATCGCAGATGG